CACCACCCATAACCTCTGTTTCAATGGTTCGGTCAATGGTGGTTGTAGTAGTTGTAGTGGCCTGCATACTGCCTTGTGTAAAATTAGGCGTAACAGTCTGGCCAAGAGCTACTGCTGGCGTAAAAACTAGAAGTGCTAGTAGATGTTTCATTCTTTCTTTTCACGGGTGATAGAGAACGTTGCCAATGTGCCACTAAGAATAGAAGCAACATAGGTAGGATCCATCTTCTCCATCCAACCTGCATATGATGCAGTTAAGAGTCCGGCGGACCAGACGAGGACGAGGAACTTGATGAATCCTTCTTTTTTGTTATCTTTGTCCATGCAGTTTTGATGATAGGTTTAAGCAAAGAAACAAGACGTTTGAAAACTGCAGTAGCTGTAAGGGTGGCCGCAACAGACACAGTTGCTGTGCTTACGGCAGTGACCAGAATTTCTTGACTAGGTACCGGTACATCTTTGTCGATGATAGGTACCGTCACATAGTCCATCTCTGGTGCTTTAGGTGTATTGGTTGTAGGTGTATTTGGTTGTTGTCCTTCTAAGGGTTTCCCTTTGACTCCAGGAGGCGCTCTAAGGCTGCTAGGAGGCACCACAATGGGCTTGTAACTAGGTACATGAGCATCTGGTACCTCCAGTATCGGAACAGGCAATGCAAGCGGTTCTGGGAGGGCCATGTAGGGAAGCTTAGGTGGCTCCCCTAAGTCCATCAGAGTTTAGGAGCAGGGAACAAACCGTTGCGGATAAACTCAACGGCTTTGTCATCAACTTCATTATCCGTGGACTCCACCAGTTTGGTGAGCATGTCAACGATAAGAAGTTTTACTTTGTCAGAGTTCAGAAAGCTGAACAGGATTGGACGGATAAGGGTGATCATAATTAAGAAGATGGCTTAGTTGGCCAGGTAGGGTTTTGAGGATCGGAAGTGTTAGCAGGGAGGTCACGCAGTGCTTGACGGTATGCACGCATCCCATCGCTAAGGGTGCGGTCAGGGAGTGCGTACACATCAGTTTCTGCAAGCAAGCGGTTCCTCTGACTGCGAAGAAGCTGTGGAGCAATTTCAGTTGCATAAGCGTTGCGTGCTGCTTCTTCCTCAGCAGTTAAGTCAACAACAGTTGTTTCTCCAGTTTGGACGTTAGTAAAAGATTGAGCAGTCATAATTAAGATTCAGTGTAATAGCTAACATCAGCAGTGCCTTGAGTGAAAGAACCAGCGCTTACTCCCAACGCTACTCGATCAAGAGTGTTGACGCAGTCAACGGTGCCAGCAGCAAAGAAGTGATAATCAGGGTTGTTGTCTGTATGACCATGTGCGCTAAAATACCAATGATCATCAGTCATCCTGTACAGGTTGCAAACAGAATCAAAAGTGTATGAGTTTGCGGCAGTCCAGCCATAGTTAGAGACAATGTACGTTGTATGTTGTGCACCAGAGCCGGAAGTACCTGCGTAAATAGCAGAACCGTTATAACCTGAAGTTATAATCCCGTCAGTAGCATTGCCGACCCTAATAAAAACATCAGCAGTTGAGCTCCAACGCACGTTACGATAGGTCACAGTGACTTGCATTACATCACTAGGAATCGAGCCGAAGGTCTGTAAACCAATTCCGTTTAAGTCTGCAACGGTGCTTACAAGACCATTGTTACCTGTCGATTGCGTAACATCAGCCCAGGTCAATACACCGGAACCATTAGTTTGAAGGTATTGGTCAGTGTTACCATCGTTAGCAGGCAACGTTAGAGTGGCGTTAGATCCAACCGTTGCAGGTGCTTTAAGTGCAATATAGTTGCTGCTATCAGAGTCAGCAAGTCGTAGTTCGTTTTGGGCGTTAAGGGTAAGGTTACCAGTCATTGCACCACCAGAAGCATTAAGCTTACCAGCGATGTTTGACATAGATTCTTCTACATCAGTTCCGCTGTTGTCCCAAATAACAGCGTCTGCTTTAATTTTGCCGTAGGCCATAATTAATTTAAAATACTAAGTTTTGCACCGCTGGGAATTGTAAAAACAACACCAGAGTTTAAAGTCATAGGACCAACCATTGCATGGTTTTGGTTATCAGCAAATGTCCTACTAGCTGATTGGGTGACATCAGTTGAAATCAAGTCTTGCGATAAAGCACCAACTGCAGTCGTAACAAATGCTGTGGTAGCAATACGGGTTGAGTTGTTCCCTGCTGTTTGAGTAGTGGTAGTAGGGTTACCACCGAGAGCCACATCGTCTTCAATCTTGGCTCCTGTAACTTCACCATCGGGAATGTCGGCAACCGTAACCGCACCCGTGGCAATATGAGTGGTAGATATTACATCATTAGCAATACCACCACCTTTTACTTGTGTTAAAGGCATAATTAATTAGTTGTTATCGTGCAGTTACAGGTGGTTGGTTTCCGCCCCCGAATGGGTGTTCAGCAAAAGCCATATACAAATAAGTTGATCCAGAGTTGTTATTAATAGAACCATTGTCACGCGCTTTAAAACCATTTGATAAAATGTCTAAATCATTACCACTAGTAACTTCAGAAGCAGTTTGGTTTGGTCTTAAAGTTAGCAGAGCTGGATTAGTTGGACTTCTTGTGGAGTCATAAATTTGCCAATCAAAAGCACTTGTAGAGCTTTTTAAAATTATTAGAGCGGGCTTAAACCCTAAATATACAAACGTACCATCAGAATCACCATTACCAACGTACGAATCGAATTTTGAATACCCTTCCACAGAGTGCCAGCAGTAGGCAATCATATCGTCAGCGCCGTTTGTTTGCAGGGCATCGCCTACTGTGAATACGGTAGAATTTGGCGCCGTGTCATTCCAGCGATCAACTGCATCATTAGTCGTATCAGCGGTGTTAAGAGCCATATATTTATCTTCAGGCGCAGTAGCATCTTGGCCTACATGATAAACAGCCCAATCTGCAGAAGAATCTCTATTTTTAGTAAATATACATTCAGGCGGAGAACTTAAACCATGGCCAATTGTTGCTCCAAGAGTGCTGTTACCAGTGTAAGAAACAATACTAAAGCCAGCATCAGTGTTAGCGCTTACACTGCTTGTAAGCGTGCCATCAGTGTTTGAAACAGCAGTGCCACCTGCTTTCCAGCACCATGCAACATAATCGTTGCTGCTGTTATTCCAAGAGCCATCAGAGGTATCAACAGTAAATCCGTTTGAATCAAAACTCGTAAACCTACTAAATGATGACGCCTGTTGATCCTCGCTATTAGAAAATAAAACAGAATCAGTGCCGCGAATTGTATCCACCAAAACGTGGTTATCTGCAGCATCACGCACTTTAATCCATATAAGATCAGGAGAAAATTCTAGACCTGTGATTGAATTACTGTTGTTAGTTCCTGAATAAATTACAGCTTCAAAATGCTCTTTGCCATTCTTAATCGTTGGCTCAGCAAGGTTGTTGGTTTGTAGTGCAGAGAAGCCAGACGGTGCAGTGTAAATAAATGGCATTTGACCAAAATTTACAGCGCCTGTCTCGTTGCCGCCTGAGCCGACAACACGAATCCAAGGTATGTAACCCGTGTCACTTACATCGTGAGTTGCCGCTGGATTAGTCCCAGCCGCTGGATCGCCAACAAAAGTACCATTTCGGCCAAACCAAACTTGTCTAGTATCTGCGTCGAAAGCGACGTTTAAAACATCATCATCCGCCAGATCTGTTAAATAATCTTGTTGAGTTCGCGATCCGTTGACATAAAGATCACCAGCATTTTCAATGTGTACGCCTGTGCTGTAACCAGAAAGGTTGCCAGTGATATGAGTATCAGCGGGCTTAATTCCGTACTCTGTCCCGTTATCAACATCTTTTCTAACAAACTCAAAATAGTATTTACCTGATGTCATCGCGATTGAGGCAGTCGCAAGTGCTGCGGTGGTGGCGCCAACATCCGTCACTTCTAAATTTGCCGATTGAATACCAACATCACCCCCAGTTGTATTTAGAGGATTCAACGTCGCATAATTACTCGTCGGCGTATCGTTGAAATCTACGTCGTTGTCGGTGTTGCTGCTGCTAATTGCAGCGGTGTCAAAACCAGTTGCGCTAAAATCATTGTTATTACCGCTTACATCATTACCCAGATCAGAGCTATCTGCAAAGTCAAGGTGGAAACCATTAGTGCCATAAGTACCTGTGTAATTCTTTGGTACCCATACACCGTTTTCTTGGTATCTGCCAAAAGAAGTTGCATCTAATGATTGACCATCAACCATATACACATCAGCAACATAGCCGTTTATTTGATCTCGTGAACCACCACCAGGCAAATCACCAATCGAAAATGTTACAGTATCTGCATTGACAAACGTATCTGAATTTTGACCAAAAGAAGTTGTTTCAGTTAAAGTTTGTTGAACACCGTTGATGTAAAACCTGAGCCTATCTGCTGAAGCAGATTGAGTAGTATCCCAACGCCAGACAAAGTGATACCAACTAGAAGGATCACGTAGCATTGCCGTACCTTCATAGAGGAAATTAGTCTCCCCACCACTAACGTTGTACGTTTTCATAACGTCATCCTCTAGCCTCATGCCAGTTCTGTTACTAGCATTGCTTCCGGCTTCACCTAGCAATTCAAAATAACCAGCACCACTATTATCTGGATCACCACCAGAATTAGTTTTTTTAAACCAAATACTGTAAGTAAATGTGCGACGATTGCCTGCTGTTTGTGTACGGTTTAAATGGTTACCTTCACCTCTAAACCTTAAACTCTGACTAATAGTATCTCCAAGGTCAGCGACGGGAAACCCCGCCGCACCTCCTAAAATATTACTAAACATAATTACGAATAATTGAAGGTGGCTACGCAGTGAATACTGGTAGTAGTTCGTACGATGTAGTCAATACGGTCAACAGCGTTAGCAGCGGTACTAAAGGTTGGATGTGTACCACCTTTGGCAAAGTGCCAGTTAGCAGCCGGTGTCAGTGTCCTACCACCAGTACCGTCTTGGACAATAAAGATAGAACCAGTTTGACCAGGCTCTGCGTTGGTTGGGTTACCAAGGGTTCGGTTATCACCAAGCGTGACGGTGTGGTTGTTGGCTAGTGACAGGTCAACAGCAATAGTTGCTGCATCGGTCAAAGTATTGAGTGCACTAGATGCACGTTTAACTTCGACAGTACCAGTACCGTTTGGTTGAATAGAAATATCACCGTTAGATACACTGACAATCTGATTACCGTTTACATCCAGGTTTCCACCAAGCTGTGGTGTGGTGTCATTGACAACCTCTACATTACCTACAGCAGTAGTTACAAACTCTGTAGTTGCAATACGTGTGGTGTTGTTACCAGCAGTCTGTGTGGTTGTAGTTGGGTTACCGCCAAGTGCTACATCATCAATGATCATCGCAGATTGAACCTGCGTTTCACCAATTTCACCAGCAGCAGCTGCACCTAAGACACGGTTAGCATTAGCCAGGTTTTGCATCTTGGCATACGTGACTGCATCATCTGCAATCATGTCAGTTGCAACTTGTACCTCTTGGATTTCACCAGCTGTAGCACGACCAAGTACACGGTTACCAGTTGCAATGTCTTGCATCTTGGCGTAGGTAACTGCATCATCTTGAATTTTAACCGTTGATACAGAGTTAGCACTGGGTTCGTTGATGTTAACAGAAGAACCAATGATCACACCCCAAACATCAGAAGATGCAGGAGGTGTAGCAGCCAGTTGAATTACAGCACCGTTAAGTGAGAAACCATCAGTAGGTACAGCAGTGCCTGCATTTGGTTCCTGAATAACACCGTTGATAGACAGAATGATCTGTTCAGCATTACTGGGTGCATTACTAATGGTTTCAACAGAAGCTGTACCACTAGCAAAGTCTGCTAGCTCAGAAGCAGGGATAATAAAGTATTCACCAACTGATTGAACTTCAGTAAACAGTGCTTGGACTGCAGAATCAGTGTCCGTAGTATTAGTACCAGCGTCATACACTAACAAGCTATTACTAGCAGTGTTGTAAAACAAGTCACCATTACAAGGACGGCTACCAGTTCCAGTACCATTGATACCACAAAGACCGTCAGAAGGTGTAGTTGCACCAACTCGATACCGTGCTTTAAAATCGTCGATGTCAGAGCTTAACTGTCGAACATCCTCGTTCTTAGCGACAACACGGTGGAAGTCATAGGTATGTGCAGTTGATGTAGAAACAACTAGCAAACCAATGCCATTATCAAGTGTAGTGCTGTTGAACTCAGATGGGAAACCGTTAATAACTACAGCATCACTACCACCAGCACGGGTACCAGCACCAACACCACTGCCATTTACAGACAGTGCATTAGCGTTACCGATACTAACAACAACACCTTCAGGAGGTGCCGTAGCAGGGAAACTATCTTCATCAGCAATCGCTTCAAAACCGCCAAGCTCAGCAATACGATCACTGATCTGGGAGTTAGAAGGGATTTCAGTAGCAGATGTCCAGGTAGGGCTAGTAGGAATCAGGTCAATACCATCTAGCTGGTTAATTTCAGCAGCAGTAGAGGTAACACCAGTCAGGTCCGTAGGAGCAATCGTGATGTTTCCTGTGCCGTCAAAAGATTGACCAGCAATAGTACGTGCAGTTTCAAGCGCAGTTGCAGTAGCTGCATTACCAGACGTGTCTTGGTTACCAGCTGTGGTTACACCAGGCAGGTCAATGTTGGCACTACCATCAAACGACACACCACCAATGTTGCGTGCAGTTTCAAGAGTAGTAGCGGTACCAGAGTTACCAGTCAGGTCTCCAGTAAATGTACCAGCAGTAACACTGCCATCAAACGTAGCAGCACCGGTTACATCCAGCGTGCCAGGTAGATCGACATTACTTGTAAATTCAACACCAGTACCAGCAGCATCTGTTTGCAGCACTTGACGTGCAGTGCCGTTACCAAGCTTGCTTACAGCAATTTCAGCACTGGCATTGATGTCAGCATTGACAATCGTGCCGTCAGTAATCATCGTTGACGTGACAGTACCAGTGTCACCAGTAGTGACAACAGTGCCAGTAACGTTTGGCAGAGTAATTGTCCGATCAGCAGTTGGATCAGTAGCTGTTAGTGTAGTTTCAAAATCATCAGCGGTTGCACCTTCAAAGACAACGTTCGCTGCATTTAGCGTCACGTTACCAGTAAAGGTGTCACCAGTTTTGTCAGCGTCTCGATTCTTACGTTCCTGTGCAGAGAACAACACCTGATTGGTATTGTCATTCAAATCTTCTGCACGGATAGCTGAACCTGCAAAGAACGTAGTTACAGCATTTTCCAGATCAGTGTCACGAAAAATACGAATAGCTACGCCCGTTCCAGGTGCAGTACCGAACGAAATGGTGGTTGCGTTGGCAAACGTGTAATCAGTGTCTTGAGTTTTTACAACAGCGTCAAGAGATACCTTGACATCTGCTTCTTTAATATAGGGGAATGTAAAAGAATAATCCGTTGTTGAATTATTCCCAGTGTATGTATTTTGGGTTGTTGCCATTGCTCACATAGTGTTAGCGGTTTACCAAGTTTCTCAGATTCTGAGCAGCGTCTAATTGTTGTTGAGACATAGTGGGGCGTTCACCAACATTTTTACGTGCACCTTGATAAAGACTTTCTGCCTTCCTCAAAGCTGCAGCTTCTGGATCACTTCTTAATTGAGCCCACGCATTTTTGCGTGCATTGGTGAATAGTTTGTGGATAAGCTTGTTGTGAGGATAATCTAAAGGCCCAAGGCGTTTGTCACCTCGTGCAAGATCTGCCTCCATTTTTTCCATTGATTTGATAACCGTTGGATTGTTTCTCAGTTTTTCTAATTTTAAATCCAAACGTTGTTTACCGATAGCCTGCTGGAATTTAGAGCGCACCTTAGGGCTATTGCTTAGATCTGTTCCATCAGGCGCAGTCATGGTAGACATACGCATATCATAGTTGCTGCGGAACAAAAACTTACGACCTTCAGATTGATCTAGATTAAATTGAATAGGACTAATAGCATTAAACATGCGTGTAAGCGGGTCCCAATCTTTAATTGGGTTACCGGTTAGAATATCATATTTAATAGGCAGGGGGTCAGTAGTAAACTGCTCTGATAGCAAGTTCCTGTTTCTCAAACTATCTTCAAATCCAGATTGAAGCTCACGGGTGTAAGGTGTAATAACACGACCAATTTCATTACGCAATGAAGAAAGCGGCAGTGTGTTGTTTGCTAGATTAGCAACAATCTTTTCTAGTTTTTTAGGATCATTGCCAAACAAGTCAACCAGTTGATTCAAACCTTGTAGATAAGTTTTAGTTACCATACCTTTGGCAAGAATCAAAGCATTACCAAGCAAACCTTTTTCAACATACTCATCTCCCATCAAACGTTGGGAATCACCAAAATCAGCAATAGATGCAAGGATGTTAGAGAAAGGTTCTAAAGAATCATAGCTTACCCAGACACCACCAAGTTTAATTGATCGTGGCACCCAACCAGCATCTTCTTTAACTTTTCTAGCTTGAAAATCAGTAGGGCCATTGCCAGTCAAATTGCCGTTTAGGTAGTGTTGAGATGCCATAAAAATAACACTAGATCCAAGTGCTAGGCGTCCCATCTGCAGGGCTTGTGCATTGCGTAGGTCATCAATATTGTCAATACCATACATATTTACACTGCGAAGATCACTAGGATCTGCAGTTGCAATATCACGGAACTCTTTAACAAGTAGGTTTAGACCAGGAACATGTTTAAATGACAGCTCCAATCCATTGATACCGGTACGTGCAAACAAATAGAACGGTTTTAACAAAGGTTGTTTGCTAAACATTTCGTCCATTGATTTACCAAAACCACTAATATCTTTGGTTAGGGTTGCTTCTTTTTTAGCTGCTTCTAAAAACTTATCGCTTACAGAACCATCAATAGGATCAAAGATTTCTTTGTAAAGCTCATCCTCGTACTTAGCGACAACCTGTGGATTAATGTCCATAATAGAACCAGCAGCTTTATCAGCCAAAGCTTTTTGCATTGCTCGTTCTTTAGCTCTTGCTCGTGCCAAGATCATAGTAAAGGCATCGTCAGTGGCTGCCATCAACTTAGTTGAATAAGTCAAAAAGTTGTTTTGGTTTGCAGCACGGGCTAAGTTTGTGATACGATAAGCAGCTTTGTCGCCATCAGTGCCACGAGTTTCAATCCATTGACCCATTGCCTTCCACTGTTCGTCATACTGATCATATTCAGCATAACGAGTTCTCATCGTATGCAATTCGCCAGAGAAGTAACCGTTAACACGGGTCATAAAATACTGCCAAGCTTCGGGTACAGTCTGCACCATAGCATTTGCCGAAGCAAGAGATTGCTGCATAGTAGAGCTGTCTTGGAAACCGCTACCAACATAGCGTGCAATACCACCTAACATCTGAGACAACGGACGTGTAAAGACAGCGGTTGATGTACCAAGGATAGCACGTAACGGCGTTTTAGGACCGCTAAGCACACTGTTAATCATCACACCTTGCAATTCTTTAACAATGTTACCAGTGTAACCTTCACTGCCTTTCAAACGACGACGCATAAAAGCATCGAAGTCCTCCCAGTTTTCTATTTTATTAGACATAGAAAACGCATCTAAAATACCACGCATCAGCTGATCATCATCTGAAAGAGATGCCATGTCAATTATCATATTGACTTGGTTTTTAGTGTTATTTTTCAGTTCATCTAAAGTTTCTCGGGCAGTTCGTGCAGCTTTTTCTGGATCTTGTGCTTTTAAAGTACGAAACTCATTACTAATTAGAAACCTAGAACGCCGCGTATTGTAATAACCTACAATAAGGTTTTCTTTAATGTTTTCTAAAGGACCATCAATGTCACGAATATCAATATCATCAATCATCTCCAGAGTTCCTCTAGAAAGATCACGAGCTAAACCAAAAGCATTAGCATTGATAAGATCAGCTGCTACAACATTTTGCATAGACCAGAATTTTTCATTCAATTCTGGTTTGCCAATAGGTGCACCGGTTTGAGCAGGTACAGCTTCTTCAAATTGTTTCCAAAATTCTATAGGCTTTTCTGTCATTAAACGTCGCCTAGAGTTCCCCTCTACTGCCTGTAGGTATGACAAATACGCGTTTTTAAAAACTTGCCTTTCGTCTACACCTGGAGGAAGATCTTTCATAAGCTGCTGCATACGCTCTGCGCCTAGCAGTTCTTCTGTTTTCTTTACATAGAAATCTTCAGGTAAACCGCCTTCATTAGCATAACGTTTCCTTTCGGCTTTTGTCATTGGATTGCCGATAGTTCCGTTTTCAGCATATAGATCTGTATCAACACGTTTCTTTTGTTTACTCAGATCATACATAGATTCGACTTCAAATGCATTGCCTTGATGATCTTCGGCAAGGACAGGAGTTTTGTTAGGACCATAATCTGGACTCTCTAACTCAACTTTAGCCTGTTCAATGATTTGTTCATCTTTACTTTGACTGCTTTGTCGAATCTTACGGTCTGCATATTCTTCACCAGTCTCTTCAGGACGTACTTTTGCTTCAGAAGATTCACGTACAGCTTCTACTGGATCACCAGGATTAGCTTCTTTTAAACGTTTGTTGGTTTGACTTTTGCGTACTTTTTTGATACCACGTCCAGCAATGTGAAATGCACCATCCATGATGATGCCAAGACCCATTCCTTCTACAACGTTTTTAAAAGTTTTAACCCAAGGTGAATCATAATCTTGAGTAGACAACGGTGTGTCAAGCCAAGGAGCAACCTCACGCAAACTACCTAAAACGTTATCACCTTGAGAGTTTTCAGAAATTACGTCATGCAGTGCACCTTGAGTAGCACCAGCAACAAATACATTTTTGCTTGCCAGTGTACCTCTAGCTACTTTTGCAGCAGTGCTTGTTTTTGAAATAATACCAACACCTTTGCCAATTTTACCAGCAATACCAGCAACAGGCAAGGCAAACGTAGCATAACCCAAAACACCACGGAGCATGTTTCCCCATTTGGTTCTAGTTTGGAAACGTTCTTTAGTGGCTCGCATAGGATCCCAGTCAGGACGATAGTGCCCTTTCTCTGCAATCTCACGTTCCATTTCACCAGATGCCATATCTGCAAAACGTTCACGTGCAGTAAGTACACTGCTCAGTTCGTCAGCACCAGCACCGATAACAGCACTTTGCAACTCTTGAAGGTTTTCTTTAATACCAAACTTTGAGGGATCTTTGGTTTTTTGTGGATCATCTTTACCAACATCTTCACCTGATTCAAGGCGAGCTGTTTCTTGAACTTGCGCTGCTTCTACTGTATCAAGAGCTGCACTTACTTTTGATTGATGATCTGTTCTAGCCTGAATAGCCTCAATATTCTGGATGTCATCATCTCTTAAATTAATGTCCATCACTTATTCCCCCGTTTTTTAATAAGAGCTGGGTGCAAATAACGTGGGTCATTAAAAGGAGATTCTTTAAAATCTTTCACTGCACCTCGAATCTCGTACTCATCTGCATGATGCAGACCTTGCCATTCAGTTTTTAGACCAGGCATGTAGCCCTCATAAGAATTGTAATTTTCAAGACGCCAACGGACTTGTGCAGCCCAGATGTAATCTTGGAAGTTTTTGTCAAACTTACCATCAGTTGGCAGTCCTTCTCGACGAACGACCCAAGCTAGTGTTTCTGGAATGAACTGGTAACGACCAGCAGCAAACACTTTACCACGTGCTTGCAGATCCATTACCTCAGCAACTGTCATTTGTGACAAGCCACGATCAAAAACATCTTTACTGTTTGCAGATCCGTATGCACGGTTGTTTAAACCTTCACCAGACCCACCTTCATTCATAGCATCATAGCCACCAAAGGCATCTGATTCATAAAGACCAGTAAGTTCAGCGAGTTTGTTAGGACCACCTTCTGCAAGCGCAGCTCGCATAGTCCTGTTTGGAGATGAGTATTGTTGCAACAGCCTGCGGGTTTGCGGTGACAGTTGTTCAACCTTACCTTCTACGGTAGGTCTAACTAGATCTTTGCCAGTGTACAGCTTATACTGCTGTTCTGCAAGTGTCCAAGGACTTATGCTAGTGTTAAGTGTTGCCGCTTTAAATACCGCAGGCAATCCGCCTTTCCCGGTAGCACGCCAATTATCAAGCTGCTTAATATCATCTTCCAGATTAGGGATTTTAACATTTGCACCTTTGTTTTTTTTAAAGTAAAAACGCGCCATGTCTGCTTTTTCAAAAGCCCTGCGTTCTGCGTCTGTTTTAGTGACCCGTGTTTCAGAATGAAAAATGTGTTTATCTTTTTGTGCTTCATCTGTGGGGGGAACAGCCATAGCTACTGTATCACGCAAAGCTTGTCTGTGTGCTTCAAATGGGGTTGTATCTCCATCTAAAATGTAAGAATTATATGCGCGTTCATATTCACGCATAGCAAGCTGAGTGAAGTTAAAAACTTTTTGATCAGAAACTGCACCTTCAGTGACGTTATAAAAACCCCTTGCTTGTTTCTCTAATTCACTTTGCGCTTTGTTGTACAGCTTACCACCAAGCTCAAGAGCCCTGCCCATTGCTAGTGGTTCTACACCTTGCTGAAGGAAATGCTTTCTAGCCTCAGGATGCATATTCATGAAATCCTGTTCAGTCAAAGACTTACCGCCAGCAATTTGCTGTTCATACATTTTGATGTCGTGCTCTGCATTCCTGTCATATATCGACTTATCTTTAGAAATATAATCAGGAACAGTTTGTCCAGGAAATTCATTTTCCCAAGCTTCTTCAAATTTATCAGTAAAGTTTTCACCAAAACCAGCAGGGTTTTGAGCAAATTCGGCTTCTCGGGCTTTTTGATAATTCAGTTTAAAATCTTCTTTTCTTTGTTGTTCATCAAACTGCCGCTCGTTATAAATATACCTGTCACCTTTAGCCACTTGCTGTTCTAACACAGCAATCTGCCGTGCAAAAAGGTTAGAAGCAAAATCTTCTTTACCAGTGTCAGATCGTAGAAACTTTAACTTTTTAAATTCATCTACATGCTCTTGGGTCAACAAACCTTTTTCAGCAAGTTCACCTAGGTACTGAAAACCCTTTTGATTAGCAATAGACCGGTTACCAAAAGTATTTTGGTGAAGAGCAAAAGCTTCTTTTACTTTATACATGTCTTGAGGTGTGTTAATAGCACCAAACAACATGTCTTTAAATTCAGATTCTTTTTGATCTTCAAACGATTCTCTTTGTTTTTGAGCCCATTCTAGGTCATCTGAACGTTCCCATTGTTTCATTTTAGGAAACAGGTACTTGTTCAGCAGTGCAGGATTCATTCCAGCATACTGCTGCATATACTGTTCAGCAATCGCAGCTTTTGCCGCTGCACGTTCTGCTCCATTAGCAGCAGTCATCAAAGTAAACGTGTTGCCGTTTACATTTACTTCTAGATTCTGTGCGGCTTGCGTGAAAAATGTACCATAGTTTGCACCACCTTGCTCTGCGATGCCACGCATATAACCATATTTAGCCCAGCCAGTGAGGTTGCGTACAGACTTAACAGCATCAACATTCAAGCCTTCTGCTTGTAGTCTATTTGCTTCTGCATAAGCAACCCCTGTGCCTGCTTCTAGTGTAGCTTCCTGTGCATCAAAATCAGCAGCATCTTGTGGATCAATACCATCCGTATAGGCTAGCATCAAACCACGCTGCTCTTCACGCTCATTGCGTGCTTCTGCTTGTTGTACTAAAACGTCAGACAAGGTTTGTGAAAAATCAGCAAGCCGTCCAACTTCTTCTCTTTCTAGTAATTCTTGATATTTAAGCGATTGTTCCTCAAGTTTAAGATCAGCCATACGCTGGTCTGCAAACATCTTTGCTTCTTGAAGACGTGCTTGATTGTTCTGCCTTAGCAGACCAGAAACATCCGGCGCCTTTACGGGCTCAAAGCCTTGGCTTTGTGCAGCGGGCTGGAATAGATTCTGTTCTTGAAATTGTTTCATTACCGTCTAAATCCAAAATTAGGACCAAGTGTACCTATACCTCCGACACTACCTCCACCTGCACCAAGTTGGGTTTGGTTTAAATCAAAACCACCTGCAGCCGGCGGTGCTAGTGCACCATAAGCTTGGATTCCACTAAGTGCTGCATTGCCAATTTGTAGCATGGTGTTAAATCCAGAGCTACGTTGTTGTGGCATTTGCATAGCTGGAGGAAGTTGCCGTTGCATATATGGTTGCATGGCTACATTAGCATAGCCTGCTAAATCTTGTGCATATTGCTGTTGAGAGACACGCCGCAGCGCTGCTCGGCTTTGACGCTGCTGTGCACGCACACCTTCTGTCAATTGAGCAGAAGACCGTCCAAATGCACCGCTAGTGCCAAGAGCAGCAGCACGTTCAAACGAACGTCCTCTACCTTGACTCATAGCTATATTAGCACCCTGAGCCTCTAACAGCTGTCTCTGCATACCTTGCCGTCGGAATGCAGTTTGCTGTAGAACTTCATTCATCCGCTGCTGCTCGGTCTGATAAGCCAAGTTAGCAGCTTCTTGGTTGAATGATTTCTGTTGGTCGTATAGATTAATTCGTGTTTGATATTCTTGAGCTGCATAACGATTGCGGTCAGCAATCATCAAATTTTGTAAACGTGTGCTTTCACGTGCTTGTCGGTTTTGTTGACGAATAGCGCGGTTACGAGCACCAAGAGCTTGTTGGCTTTCTTGTTGTTTCCCAAAAAAACTAAGACCAGCAGATGCTGCTGCTATGCCTAAACTAAATGGATCCATTATCCCCTCCTATAAAAACGTTGGTTCAGTTTTCCTTCCCAATCTAAACCAAGCAAGGATACAGGGAACGGTGTGTT